AAAAATAACATCCATATTTGGTGCATATCTGCTGTGCAAGCCAATGCAACATTGAACTGTTGGACTCCACGATCAAAATCTAAAGCATAGCGATTAAATCCACCCTCTACTTGAGTTCTAGAAACGCCACCAGCCGCGCCATAACTATAGCCGCTAGGCGATGAAACTGGATAAAGGTCACGCGGTAAAGTAGGCATTATCTGCGTCTCTGTACTGTGAGTGATGACTGCATAGAGCGCGACGTTTTGCTGTTCGGGTCGCGCATCTCTGCCGCTATTAAATCACGCGCCTGTTGAATAATCAAAATACGCTCACCATCAGGCATGGTTTTTTCTTCAACATTATCAATACGGCCTGTGGTTTGATTAACAATCGTTATCTTAGAGTCACCGCCACCCAATTTATGATTAGGCGTTACATGACCATTGCCGCCCATTGTGATTACCTCCGCGCCACGCTCGCCGACAAGATAACTTTTGCCGCCTTGAACGTCACCACCCATTGCCCGTGCGCCCGATATTTGCTGGTTCTGAATAGCTGCGATTTGCACCGCACCTGCAACGCCTGCTGTCGCCGCTAATGCTAATCCTAAAGGATATGGCTCTACTGCTAAGGCATTGGTGATAGCTGTGGCGGTATTAACAAACGCTTGAGCCAATGCAGCGGCCTTGCCAATCTCAAATAGTTTTCTGTTTTCCGATTGCATCAAAGTAGCGATATTGCCAAACCCCTGCGATAACACGCCTAGTTTTTGCACTTCAAGTTGTCGTTTTTCGTCAATGACTTGGCGTTCATTTTTCTTAGATAAAACACGCGCCTCATCTTTAGAGATTTTTTCGCGGCCTAATGCTTCATCAATAATAGCCTGTCTTGCTCTATACCCCTGCGCGATAATTTCGTTTTCAGTGGCATATTGTGCGCGTAAAGCATCCAATTCTTGCGCCTGACCAGCCATAAAGCTATCAACTTCTGTTTGTTGGGCGGCAAGGTCTTTTTCGGCTTGTAGTGCGTCAATCTTCTTTTGTTGCAAAATGAGATTATCTTTTTCTTTTTGGCCTAACTTACTAAGGTTTGTATATTTTAGGTCAAAGTTTAGCTTTGCTAATCCTGTGTCTTTGCCCCATAGCTGAATTTGTTCTAATTGAGATAAAGATAACGCATCGTATTGGCTTTGTAACTGTTCAGCTTTTTTAGCTGCATCCTCTGCCGCTTTCTTAGCAATCTTATCGGCTTCTGCTTTCTTGCGTGAAGCTTCTAGCATTGCCTTAGCCACGCCTGATTCGGCAGGATTAGCAAGCAAATCATCAACTGTACGATTAAATGTAGCCGTTTCAATTGCAGACTCTAATGTCTTTTTTTGTGCTATTAGTTTGTCAAGGTCGCTTTGAATAGACGCTTTTATTCTCTCGTTCGACGATAAAGATGCAGACCTTGAACTTTCCATTGTTGATTGAATTTGAGACTCAACAACGCTTAAACTTTTAGCAAGAATCTGTAACTCATCATCGCTAACAGTTAGGTTTTTATTGATTTTATCAATGGCTTCTTTTGATTTATCAGCCGCTTTTTCTGCGTTATCACCAAAGACAAACCATGCCGTAGCTGCTACGCCCAACAAAGTTATTGCCGCACCCAATGGCCCACCCAAACCCGCAACAATTCCAGTTGCCGCTCTATTTGCCACATTTGCCGCGTTAGTCGCTGCTGCTAACTCTGCTTGCGCGATAGTTTGCGCTGTTGTTGCTACAGTGTTGGCTTCTGCTGCTAATGTTGCGCGTGATACAGCTACAGCCTCAGCGTTGGCAGAAACGACAACTGCTGATTGTGCGGCGGCTACTCTTTGCAGTGCTATTTGACGTTGTAACTCTGCGGCTGTAGCGTATTGCGTACCTGCCGCTAAACGCGCATCCATTGCGGCACGTTCTGCGTCTGCTACTGTCGCATTGAGTGTTGCTAATACTGTCGCTGACGTTGCTCTTGCGCGGCCTAATTCCTCAAGTGCTAAAACTTTTTCAGCGGCTGCACGTCTAACCGCTACGCCTGTAGCTGCATTGTTTGCTGTTGTGAGTGCTAATGTTTCAAGTCTTAATGCTTCTTCGGCTGCCAGTGTTTTTAATGTGGCGGCAAGTGATAAAGCCATGCCTGAAACAAAACCTGTTAGTTTTATTCCTGCAAAAAATAAAGCCGCTTTATATGCGTACCCGAAAGCATCGCCTATTAGTTTGGCGTTTTCGTCAATGTCTAATGAGTCCATAAAATCAGACGCTTTTGACATGATACTGACGAATCCTTTGCTTGCTTCTGTTGATTCGTTAATGCGACCCGTGAAAATAATCGCACTGTTTTTTAAGTCTGTGAATCCTTGCCCGATTGTTGACTCTGTTTTTGCAAAAGCCTTATCAACTTCAACGGACTGTTCTTTTAGTGCTTGAATAAGAATATCCGAAGTTAGTGCGCCCTCTGCCGCTAACTTCCTTAACTCACCCTTACCTACCCCCAAAGCACGGCTAAACGCATCCATTGCGGCAGGTGCATTTTCTGCAACGCTGTTAAATTCATCACCACGAATAACACCGCTTGCTAACGCTTGAGAGAATTGTAAAATCGCCGCTTCGGCTTGTTGAGTACCTGCACCCGATAGTGCCAATGTTTTGCCAAAGGTTTCTGTTACTTGCGAAACATCTGCCACCGACAAACCCAACTTTTCGGCATTTTGGCTAATCTTGAAATATAAATCACCAGTTGCGCCTAGTGCTTGACGTGAGTTTTGAGCAATATCAATAACGTTTTGAGTGGCTTGTCCAAGTGCTTCTGTCGAATCGGTGACAAGTTTTAAGCGGTTTTGTAGGTTTGTATAAGCGTCTGCATATTCAATTATTTTAGACACGGCAAAGGCTGACGCAAGCATCGAAGCCATGCGGCCTAGAGCATTCTCAGCTTTGTTTCCTGCTTGCTGTAAACGACCTAACGCACGCTCACCATCACGCAGGCGGCGCGTATCAATCCCTAGCCCAATCATTAAAAGGTCAATTACTGCCATTTTTTTACCTCACTTTAGCGATTGAGCGTAGCGCGTTTTTAATGTTCATTGATACTGCTTTTCGTCTATCTTCTGTCATTGTCGGCTGGCACGGCATAGGACAATCATTGGTTGTTGCTTCGTTGCTGATTTCAGCATAACACGCTGATAATAGCATAATTGTACTAGACTCCCACGAATCTAAATCATAGCCAACAAAATCAGACCATGCCTTTAATTCAGACCATGACAAACGCCTTGCAACGCCTTCACTATAAGAGATTGTACCCGCTTCGTGTAATAATTCGACAAGATAAAGCCCGTGTTTTATATCGGGCATAAAAGGGATAGATTGAGGATTGTTAGACTTGAATTTAGACAGGCGCGAAACGTTATTATATTCTTTCGCGCCCTTGGTTTGTGGGCAACTATTCCACCACGCTTGTTGTTTAGCGTAGAGTTTTAATTGCTCTACGCACTCATAAAAAAATTAGCACGGTCGCCAATAGCATTGTCAATCTGTTCACGAATCCAGTTATATTTTGTGTAGATGTAAATGGCATTGGCTAATGAAAATGGTAGTTCTTTGCCGCCTTCGGTAATACCAGTCCAGCCTGTCGTACACTTAGCCAATAACTCGACCGCTTCTTTATCGCTAGCAATAAAGTCAACATCGGCAGACTTGCGCGACATTTGAGCCTTGGCACGTTCCTTAATCGCATTCTTAAACGTAGCAGAATCGTGACCGCTTACGCTGATAGTCATACCCTCTAGCTCGTTTTTGCTAACAGGGTGCTTTAGCGTAATGGCAGCATTATCGGACGGTAAAAGGCTTAATAAATCCATGGCAATCTCTTATTGTTAGCCCCTAATTAAAGGGGCTTGGTACTGATTAAGGTAAGGCGACTTGGATAATATCGGTGTTAATCTCTAAATTAATAGAACCCGATAAAATCTGGTCAACGCTGCCCGCATTCGTTTTAAACGACATAACCAACGCGCTGAAATAATCCTTCGACCCGTCTTGATATGTGATGCGAATGGCTTTGTTAGCATCGGATGCAACGGCTGCCTGTACAATCACTTGACCAGCATCGTCACGGTCAATTGCTAACTGTAGAGCCATCGTGCCATCATTAAACGAACCTTTGCGCTTAATCGTGCGGCGTGATGCCACTGGATTATGTGTAACAGTCGCATACTCACGGCCAAACTCGCCCAAGTCGGTGATTTCGCCGATAGTTGTAAATGTTAATGCTGCATAACCTGCCGCATCGTCGGTAGCGGGTAAAGTGGCACTAATGCCAATTGTTGCTCCTGCTGTTGTTTGTACTAAAGCTGCTGTCATTTCGATTACCCCGTAATCTGTTGATAAGAAATTGAGACAGGCAAATGATACCACCCATCAACAGAAAAACCACTGTTGACGCTACCTTGCTTGTCTATGCGTACATTGTTTGATAATAGCGTATTTCGTGCAAATGCGCTTAAAATTAAATCGGCAATCTGAGCGGCGCGGATAGTGCCTGTGCCGTCTTTGACATACACGGAACATTGCAAAATACCCGTTGTTTGGTTTGTGGTTGCAATGCCGATAGGTTGCGTACCGACTGGCAAAACATTGACGCGAATATGTTCACCCGTTGGTGGGTTTGGTTTGTTTTTGTGTGGGCTGTTTGGATAGTAGATAGTTGGCAATGTCGCTTTGATTGCTTCGAGTTTGTCGAATAATGCTAACTCAATTTGTGCTTGACTCATTGCACGCTCCTTACGGCACGCTCTAACTCTGCTAACGCCATTTTAGCACTCACTCTCACCATGCCCTGAGGTGCTTGCTGACTATGGCCGTATTCTAGTTTTTTGGCGTAAGGTATTTTATTGGTGAGATAAAACACATGGCCGTTTGCTGCGCGTGCGAAGGGGATAACATGGTCAATTGACCCTGCGCGATTCATTGGTTTAACTGCGCCCGTGTAGGGTTGGTCTAGTGTTGCTTGCCAGTTCGCACGAAACAAACCTGTATCAACAGGA